TAACAATAGCATCATTATTCATATCTTCGGCAAGATCAGGTGGCCATGTATTTAAGTCCACAATGATCTTCTTAATTTTATTAATCTAATGAGCATTTGATCGTCTTCTTCGTGCCAATCTGCTTCTTGCTTAGATCGGGCGTCCATAGACTCTACATGTTGCTTATAATCTTCGGCATCGTGATCAAAATCCTCATCCAAAGCACTCAATATGCCAAGCCCTTGGTCATCGTAAGGTACATGGTCAATTTCTTTACGTGCAGGGCGGTCTTCTGTCCACCATTTATACAATAATTTGGTTTCTCTTGCGCTTTCTGCCTGGGAGGGGCATTGCTCGTGCAATGGCAATGTCGGATCATCGAGTGTAATAGCCCAGTCTAAGTGTTTAATTCCTAAATCAGGACGCCTAAATGGAAAAAAATTACGATAGAAAGGCATATGCTTCTCACACCAAGTTGCTTGTTCCGTAAACTCGGCTGACCACCAATATGTATGTAATGCTTGATCTACTTCAACAAAATCTTTTAACATATTAAAGTTGACATGGAGTATACGAGTGTCTAATCCGTAATACTGTGGTTCAAGTCCCGTATCAACAACATGGTAACTGTCATATGTTCGATAACGAATCCAGTCGCTAATCTTTTCGTATTTCCATTTTATAGGTTCTATTACAGATAATCTGAAGACGTTTTTGCTCCAATAACGAATTGGAGCAAGCTTTTCAAATTCTTGGTCGAATAAGCGCCAGCCTTTAGATGTAAGGGCACCCGGCGGGTTATAGCTCATCCAAGATCTGAATCTTCTTACTAAATTTTTAGTTTGTTTATACATATGACATCCCAGTGCTAATACTATAATATATTAGCACTAAATTGTCAAGTTTAATGAGGATGATTTGCTTTGGAAATAAACAAGTTCATCTTTTCGGCTTCTACTATGATTTCTTCGGTAGACGGGGATGACCTGCCTGGAATTGATGTCGCTTTTGCATCGTATTGGCTCTGTAAAATAGTTTGTGCAAGTTGCAAAAGTTCTAATCGAATTTCGTAAGGGGTTTTTGGTGATGATCGTGTGTGCATTATAGTTCCTTGTATGTTAAGATGTGATAATCGAACTCTTCTTTGGAAGAGATATACCCGTAGTAATGCTTTCGTATTTCCCTTCTAGATCCGATGACGGCGGGGCTGACGCAAGGATTAACGCCTTGTTCAGCTGTACCAATTTTGTCTGGTCAACCATCATTAACAAAGGTGCAAATTGAAAACCTTTTTCAGTTGCTACCATACAAAGCGGACTCTTAACTATAAATTTATCGGATGTGTCTTCGATAACCGTTGCAATAATTTCTTCACCTGTCGATAGTTTAAGTATTACTATATACGGTGTGTCTTGTTGTTTTTGTGTTAACATATAAACCCTTTATATTTGTGTGTGTTAATTATACATAATTATGCTTAGGAACACAAATATTCGATTAGATTTCGCATTGACCTGCTGTGCAGGCTAACATTTGCACGCCTTCGACATTGTCTTCTAATTCAACAATGCCGTCCCAATCGATAGATGCCGGCATTTTAGCTAATAATGCTTCATATTCCTCTTTAGTACAGTCTTCGTACGGTGCTTGCTTGTAATTTCCGCCGTCGTATGGTAAGAATGATACCCCGGACATTTCGTCAAAGTGTTCCCACACAAATGCACCTACAGCCGGCCATTCTTTTTCATTAACAGAAATTGTTACCGAAGGTTTATGCTCGCAATAGTGATGCTGATATACTAGCCATAGGTTCAGATGCTTAATGGCATTGAGATCATACCGTAATACCGCACCTTCGGGTGCTTTCTTAGGGAATGTAAATACCATTGTACTACCCGGTTTCATTACATCCGGTTCACACGGTATACCAGCAGACATCATAGCTTTTGTAAGCGGATCTTTAATATCACCGCGAACGCGGCGGTAATAATATGCTGCATGTCGTGCATGAATTCCACTAGCTGTATCTGTCAATTGACTGACTGTACCTGACGGTTTTATAGCTGTTATTGCTGCAGATGCAGGAATACCTAACGTAGCTGCTAATTCTGCATTTACTTCTACTGTCAACGCTTTTAATTCTTCTAATCTAGCAGGTAAATCTTTATCGTATGGGTCATTTAATAAGTGATTATCTAAAATACCTGTCATCGATACACCTAATAAACGTTCCTGTTCGGTATTGTCGCGCCAAATCTTACGTAAATACGGGAAATGTGTTAGTGTGGACTGAAATGTACCTAAAAGTGTAGCAATACGGGCCTTACGTAGCAAATCTGCCAATGTATCTGTAGCACGAACAATAACTTCTGTAAGATTACAAAATTGGTAAGGGCGCAAAATAATTTCTGAACACGGGTTTGTACCAAAATCGTGATCCGGGTTGCGACGGCCGTTCATTTTCACAACATTTTTAGCTGCTTCACGGTTGAAAATGCCTCGTTCGCCCGATTTAGACTCGTAAAGAGATAACCATTCCTGCATAAAAATGCCTACGTCAGGTCGTTCTGTATGACAGGCACTGTTATTAGCTAATGCACGCTGGCTTTGTGTCTCCCACCATGCACCGGACTTAGCATTACGCATACGATCATCGGAAAGATTCGATAAAGAAATCATTGCCGAACGGCGGACGCCGCCAACAACAACTACTTCGCCTACCTTACACATAATGTCGTGACACTCTATGCTATTTAACTTGCGGCCCTGGGCATTCTTGAATATCTTAATTACAAATTTAAACAATTCAACCAATGGTTCTGGCCCGGATGCGCGTCCGCCGAACGTCTTTAGGCGTGCCCCAGATACACGAACCTTGCTTATGTCCCATTTAGGTGCTTCGCCCGAATATAACATTGCAATAACTTGCCTGAGTGCTTTTGCCCACCCTTCTTTACTATCAGAGACAACAATTACCGATTCACTGTCGTAAATACGATCCGGAACTTCCGGTAATTTAGCAATATATTGTCGCTCTACGCTAAAACCTACACCAGTGCCGCATAAAAGAATAAACATTGCTTCGTCGAATGCCTTAGGGTCATCGATTGGTAGGTAGGAGCAATTATAGCCTGCTGTATTATCCCGTTCCAGTGCTTTACCAGAAGTCATCAATGCACGCATGGATGGCATAACTTCAAAGTTAGTTACAGCAGATTGCAACTCGTTGCGCATTTCATCTGGAATAGTATAATTATATTTTTGATGTAAATGGTTTTGTAGGAAATCAAAATACCTTTCAACAGTTTCATCCCAATTCTCTCTACGCTTCTTGGAATCTATGTATCGCGCATACCTACTTTTAGCAATATAGGTTTCGTATAATCCGGTGTTTTTTTCATTAATCATGTATTCGTATGCTCCGTGCATGTTTGGTTAATTATGTATTACAATCTGAATCTTAACACTTTTCAAACACAGACTACAGAAAAGTGTCATTTTTTACTAGGTTTAATTTATTTTCTTTATTTGTTCTTTTGAATATTTCTGCATAACAATAAAATATTCACAGATATCTGTATAATTGCTTATTTCTCCGATTTCGTAATTTAAAATATACCGATTATCGATGACTGGTAGTAAATAATCACTATGATTGTCTTTTACTAACCAAAGCTCTGTATTCTGTTCTTTATTGTCTAATAAAACAATTGTATAAAACATTAGAAGACTGATCGAACTCTTGCAAAACTCTCCGTAAAATAATATTTCCCATGGAGTAGGCCAGTCAGTCGGACTATAATAATCGACTGTTCGCCTGCCCATAGGCATGGTGGCACAAAATTTGGAAATTTTGCTTAATTGCTCATTTAATGACAGATCGTATATTTCGGATCTTAATGATTTCCACAGGTGTAGACGCTCATTATTAGGGATTGTATTCCAGTTCATTGTTTATTATAAAGGAATCCAGGCTAATGTATTCGTATTGAATACAAGTGGGCCTAGGAAGTTATGCATATATAAGATTTCGATTTTAGCTCCATTATATTGAGCAATGAAACTAACATCGTAAAGAGTTAAATTAATATCTGTTCCTACATCTGTTAAAGTAGCAGGACTAAAAGGTGGCGGCGGTGGTGATAAGGGCGGCACAATTGCAGTTATCTGTAATTCCCCATTCTTGGCAAAATTAGTACCTGCATCATTCCAATCTAACGATACTGTATCAGTAATATTGTAGCGAATGTTAAAAAACGGTGTAGCATCATAATCCAATGTTAC